AGAACCGCCACTAAAAGGGGCGAATCTAGCAATAGTATCTGTACCATAAGCCAAAGCTCCATTATTAAATGCAGGACCATCAGTACGAGTAAAAATAGGTGCAACACCACTAGACAAAACAGGAGCAGTAGTTCCTAAAGGAATACTTACTGCATCTCCTTTTTGTGGCCAAGGTAAAGCACCAGTAAAATAATCTTTACGCTTACCACGACGTTTAAGCGTATAGTCAGAGGGCGTATCCCCTGAATCCCCTTTATGAACAGTTAAAGAATTTTGTAAATTCTCATCCCTAAACCATTCATTATAAATAAGATTGTACGCACGCAAAGGTAATGCGTTGTGCGTAACAGTATTTGATCCAGTAATTTGTCCTGCCGTTGGCAATCCAAAATGGTCAAAAATAGAACCTACTGCATAACCACCTGCAGTAGAAGTAATCTGAGGAACTACATACGAAATAGAATCACCTGGGTTCGTCTGCTCACCCATAAACTTAACCCAGTTGTTCCAAACAAGTCTGTTAGGAACAAAAAAGAAAAACGTATCAAGATGTAAATTGTCCATCACTGGAAACAATGGCGTAGCCAATCGAGCAAACAACGTAGCTTTAACGTTGTGCATATCACCAGGAAGAACTTCATCACAATAGATAGGGACTAAATAGCCACCATCAAAAGTAGTTTTATGCGCGTATTGCGTATCAAAACTTGAACGCGGAATTTCCGCTTTAGGAATCATCGCAAATTGATGCGAACTTACTGACTTATTACGGTGCATATTTAATCTCCCGAAGTATTCCGTACCACTCTTACGAGTGATACGGTTTTAAAAAAAACTTACTCAGTCTCACGAATCTTAACCTGCTTTCCTAAACAAATCTGCTTAGGAGAAGCCAACAAATCAAAGGCACCAGTATTATCATCAAAAGTGCCCAAATAGTATAAATCAAAATCATCCGGATGAACATAAATCTGATTATCCTCTGAAGCGCGATTAACCTCATCGCTAAATTGACGAATAGCTACACCCTCTGTAGCAACATAAGCTGGTCTGCCAAACGCATCCGCAGCACGATCTTTAATCGAAACAATAACTAACTTCATAATAACTCCTATAACTTACGTTTTAACAAAGATAACTTAGCCAAAGCGACCTTTTCCTTTACAGCCAAACGCTCTAAAGTGTTATCTTCCGAGCGAGAACGTCCATCAAGTTCTCTTTTATATTGTATACCATCAAACTCTTCAGGAAACAACTCTTTGAACTTATTATCATAAAATCGTGGTGGTCGGCACTTCTTGCCACGCACCACAACAGAATCTGACGTATAAACGTCATCCATGTACTTATCAAACCAAGCCTGACCAATACCAGGCTTTAAAGACATCTTATTAAATTCAGGCTTACGCTGAATAATCTCACCAGTTTGTAAATCACAATACTGATAATGCGCTTCTGCATCAACCACTTCGTGGTTTTCATTAACGGTTTTACCGTTAATTTTCTTCATAATATATCGCGCAACATAAGCAGCAGACTCAAAATTGACATCACCAATAGAACTATAACCAAACGGCCAAAGCTCTTTAAGTATTTCTGACGTATATAAGATAGACCCAGTCTGCGTTCTTTGGAAAAATTTCTTATCTTCAAAATCAAGACCAAAGATACAAGCATGGAAATGAGGACGATCAAAAGATTCACCATATTCACCTGCCATATAAAAACGAATAGTCTTTCCAGTATAACGTTTTCTCAATCGTTTCATAAACAATTGAAAATCTTCGTAATGTAAAGACATATCCTTAGGACAATGCTCTGGAGCATATGTCAAAGTAATAAAACAATTACTAGTATGCATTTGTGCCTCATGCATACATCTAACCGCCCACTGTCGTGAGCGTTCAAGGCGACAACCAACACACTGACCACAAGGCAATGATAGGGTGCGGACTACATCCGCCCCTGGTATTTCACGCCAAATTATAGACTTGTCAGCGCATTGATAAGCCGTTAAGGGCTTATAACACGCCATAACTATTAAAGTCTAAAACCACCACGTTGTGGTGAAGTACGCATATTAATTGCTTTTGTCTTGCTTACGCCACGACGAAATTTCTTCGCTGCGCCATGCTTGCTCATTGGTTTACGATATAGGCTCATAACATTGCACTCCGTAGTTAAAAATGTGGTTTTGGTGTCACCTAGCACAGTTACATCAAGTAAAGTAACTGTGCTGGATTCAGTTTACACTGAATCCTTAGGTGTTTCTACATCAGAAACGATTGGTTGAGCCACTGGCTCACCATCAATAAGACCAAGCTCAATCGCTTCATTCCTATTCGCTTCATTCTCTAAAAAATTAAGTAATGCGTTAGGATCATGGTCAAACTTAGCTCTAAGTTTAGCCGGTAACGCCATAAATTCCGCTTCAGCGGCCTTAATTTTATTTAAAGCAGTGTGATAATCAGTCACACCGCTAAAATCGCCATAAGTAGGCTCAATAGCTCTAACTGGTAATTGACCAGTTACGCCAAAACGCTCAACTATAGTATTAATATCACATTCATCCTTCATGTGTTGTTGAGCTAAACTCGGGTCTTTGCAAACAAGACCAGTCTCTTGCGAAACAAGAGCCATATCATAATTGTACGGATTGCGTACAAACGGTAATTTGTCTTTCATTTATTCAACTCCAAATTTCCCAAAGGGTCCCAAACGAACACCTGGGGTGTTTTGTTTAACTAAACCGCCATAAGCAGCAGCGGTACCAGCCTGAGAAGCCCATGCAGAACCTTTTTTCATGGCTTCAGGCATCAAATACTCAGTTGTACGTGCGTTAGCAATACTTGCTCTTGCATACGCACCTTTAGTAAGAGTATCTTGCATAAGATTCTTCAAACGAGCAGGCATCATACTGGCCAACTCGTACTGCTTTAAAGCAGTATCAGAATCATAATTTAAAGCTTGCGAACCCAACAAATTCTGTTGTTGTTCTTGCAATTGAATTTGAGACAAAGCCTGCTCACGATTAATATTAATCTGACGAGCAGTAGAACCGGCTGAAGCTGAAGCTTCACCGGTATTAGCTGCAGAACTTCCCTGCGCTCCGCTTGGAACTGCAGCACCACCTTGAGAATAAGCCAACATAGGAGAAAGGCCTGCAGCCTTTAAATCCTCTACACGTCGCTGAAACGACGTATTAGCCATATCGGCTTGAAAAGCACGATTAGTGGCAGCCTCTTCAGATTGATACTGTTGGTTACCCATAGCACCAAGTGCAGCACCTGCTGCACTCAACCATGGTTGACCAGTAGCAACACCAGCAACTGAAGCAATACCACCTAAACTAGACATAAGTCCCATACTAACGCCCTTCGGTTGTTTCCTCGAGAGTCTTTCGACTCTCCGAGGTTATATAAAACAATTAAAAATGGTCAATCAAACCAGGTACGCTATACATCGGCATTGGACGAGCCATCTTACAATCAAAAAAAGCGTCCATTAAAAACTGCTGTCCGTTAGCACTTGCACCTACCGCAGTTGTACGCTCAATAGGAGGAGTCTCCTGAATAAATGTATTGTTCAACGTTGGCAAAGAAGTAAACTTCTGAGCATAATGCCACGCATCAATAGTGCCAGCACTGGTTGACTTAAACAAACCTGTAATCTGTGATGGTTTGTAACGATATTCAGCCCAACGCTCCTGATATCCAAATACATCATCATCAGTTGAAGTACCAGTAACATAAATCTCTTTATTAAGAACCGCTTGCTCACCCAAATGAGCAAATACAGGGAAGTAAAAATCATAACGAGTCTCACGACTCCACATCTTAGGTAAACCTTGCTGATATGTTAAATCAGCACGTACAGAAACTAAACCTAAAATATATCCGTGTTCTTGAGCATGGTACGTAAAACCATGTCCACTAGCCAACGCAGTACCCATTGCAGCCAAGTTACCAAGCGGAGTAGCACCGCCAGAAATCGAAGTAGCAGAAGTCTGCGCAATTGGGTTAACGTTGACATATGTCGAACCTCCACCAATATACTCAGGACGTTGTAAACGATAATCTTGTGGAGTTACACCAAAGTGAGCACGTAACAATTCTGTATAACGTGTACCACCTCGCGCATCGCGCTCAAGCAATCTCTGAATCTGAAATGACTGACGTAACTGATTAATAGTCGCTGCAGTAGCATCGCTTAAATCAGCATAAAGACCGGTAGTATCGGTAAACTTAACAGTACCACCAGTAGCAGAACCGCCACTAAAAGGGGCGAATCTAGCAATAGTATCTGTACCATAAGCCAAAGCTCCATTATTAAATGCAGGACCATCAGTACGAGTAAAAATAGGTGCAACACCACTAGACAAAACAGGAGCAAAAGTTCCTAAAGGAATACTTACTGCATCTCCTTTTTGTGGCCAAGGTAAAGCACCAGTAAAATAA